TCTAAAGTTAAACCCACATTTTTTAATACTAGAAAGCACAGATTACATTGGAAACACGGAGATACTAACAATCACTTGTTTACAATTTTCTTTGAGAGTGGTGCAGAATTATCTTTTATTTTGAGAGATTTGAAAAAAAATAATATAGAAAAGTATATTTATAAAAAATTAAATAAAAGATTCGGGAACATAGTAGAAATTGATATTTCCAAGGTGAGTAATGAAGAATATAATTTAATGAAACAAATAAATATTCCTTCTGTGCTTAAAATATGTTGAATAAATTTCTGAATGATAATTATAACAAACTATACGATATAGCTTATAATATCACTAATGGAAAAGATCAAGATGACTTATTAAGCTTTGTAATTGTTGAATTATACAAAGTTGATGAGGAAAAAATAAATGATACTATTAAACAAAAAAAATTACTTTATTATATTATTAGAGTAATGATAAATCAGTATCACTCTAAGACAAGCAGATTTTATTATAAATATTATAAATACTATGAATATCACGTTACTGGAATAATCGAATCTATTTCGCCTGATAACAGTCAATCTAATAAAGAAGAAAAAGAATTAATTGAAAAAAGATTAGATTGGATTGAAAACAAATTAAAAAATGTTTTTTGGTTTGATGCACAAGTGTTTAGAATATATTACAGAGAGGGGCATTCATTGAACACAATGGCTAAGGCAACTAAAATAAATAGAAACACACTATTTAAATCAATTAACAACGTAAAAAAATACTTATTAGATGAAAAATAAAGAAGATTTAATTGCTAATTTTATTGTAGCATTGACAACATTAACAGTATTAACATTATTAATATCAGCGATATGGTAGAATCAAAAGGATTAGGCGACTCAGTTGAAAAGGTTTTAAAAGCTACGGGTATTGACAAGGTGGCTAAAAAAATATTAGGAGACGATTGCGGATGTGAAGAACGAAAGGAAAAGCTAAACAAATTGTTTCCATACTCTAGACAAATGACAGAGGATGAAATAAAGATTTATGAAGATATAATGTCAAGAACTAAAGATACAATAACAGGAGAGGATCAAGGCATTTTAATTAAAATTTATAATAAAATATTTAAAACAAATAAAAAACCTTCTAGATGCGGAAGTTGTGTGAAAAGCACATTACAAAAATTAAAACAAGTATATGAAAATAGTTGCAAAAAAGAATAGTCAGATATTTAGATTCTGTTGCAGTTGTGCAAGAATAAGTTTAATACAAAAAGGCAAATGTTTTTTTTGTGAAGGTGATTTTATATATTCATCACCAAAAGATGATTTACACAAATTACCAAAGAGAGTTGAAAAAGCATACTAAAATATATATGACCTTTTTTGATTATGGAGAACAAGACTTCATAATGTGTGAAATGTGTCAGCAAGATAGAGCAGTAGACATTCACCATTTAGATTCTAGGGGCATGGGTGGTTCTAAGGCAAAAGATTATATTGAGAACCTAATGGGATTGTGCAGAGATTGTCATAATCAAGCAGAAAATGATTCAGCTTTTAATATGTTTTGCAGAATAAAACATTTGGAACACGTATGTCACCAAGTGTATGCATTAATCGAGTATGAAAAAAAATTTAAAAAAAATGAAAATAGAACTAATTGAAATAAATAAATTAAAACCTGCTAGCTATAATCCCAGACAAATGAGCAGTAAACAATATAATGATTTGAAAAAATCCATTGAAAAATTTGACCTTGTTGACCCGATAATTATTAATAAAGACTATACTGTTATTGGGGGCCATCAAAGATTAAGAATTTGCAAAGAGTTAAATTATAAAGATGTTGATTGTGTCATTTTAGATTTAAGCAAAGAGCAGGAACGGGAATTAAATATAAGACTGAATAAAAACACAGGAGACTTTGATATGGATATTTTAGCTAATGAATTTGATATTGAAGATTTAACTGACTGGGGTTTTAAGCATATTGATCTTGGTTTAAATATAGATAAGATAAAAGAGGAACAGCCCGAAATTGAAATCACAGAGGAAATACTTGAAGAACATAATTACATTGTGTTTACTTTTGATAACACATTAGATTGGAATGTAGCAAAAGAAATGTTTGATATTAAAACAGTTGCTAAAGCAGGATACACAGAAACATATATGCAGAAGGGTGTCGGCAGAGTTCGAAAAGGAATAGAGTTAATAAATAAAATAAACAAGAAATGAAGTTTGTAGTATATATACCAAGTAAAGGGCGTGCAGGTAAAGTAACTACACATAAGCTGTTTAAAGAAAGCATTATTGTATGTCCTAAAAGTGAAGTAAAAGAATATAAAAAACATCACGAAAATGTTTTAGGTGTAGATGATAATATTAAAGGAATAACAAAGACAAGAAATTGGATATTAAATCATAATAAAGAGAAATACCAAATTCAAGTAGATGATGATGCATTATCTTTTCACGGATTTGAAAATGGAAAAGCATATAAGTTTATAGAACCTGAAAGAATTGAAAGAATTATTGAAACACAGTTTGATTTGTGTGAGGGATGGGGATTGAAAGCATTTGGGTTTGCTCTAGCAGCAGATTATAAATTTTATAGAGAGTTTAATCCATTTAGTACTCAATCAGTAATAGGCGCAAACATTTTAGGAATTATTAAAAACCCATTAAGGTTTGATGAGAGATTAGTGGTTAAAGAAGATTATGATTACTCTATGCAACATATAGCTGAATACGGTGGTGTTTTAAGATTGAACAAATATGGAATAGATGTAATACATTTAACTAATGAGGGGGGTTGTGTTTCATATAGAACAAAAGAGGTTGAAATGGATGCTTATAATGTTTTATTAAAGAAATGGGGTAATAAAGTAGTAAAACTACAACCTAATAAAAACTTTGTTAAAATGAGATCACCTAGAAAAGGTGTATAACGGTATTAAAACGGTATGAAAAAAAATTTTCCAAATAAAGCAACACAATTTAGTTCTGAGAATCAGCCAGAGAATAGAGGTCGACCAAAGGGCAGAAGAAATGTAGCTACTGTATTAAGAGAACTATTAGCAAGTCAGGATTCTAATATGGGGGGTGAGGGTGATTTTGGTTCACCAATTGCTAAGATGTTAATAAAGATTGCATTTAGTGGTGATAGTAATAACAATGAAAAGTTAAAAGCAATAAAAGAAATATTAGACAGGATAGAAGGATTGCCTGACCAAAATGTTAATGTAAGTGCAAACCCACCCTCTTGGATTAATGAAGATGATGACGAAACAATCTAAACCATATTACGATTTAAAAGAATCTAATAAGAGAATATGTGTATTACAAGGAGGAACAAGGAGCGGAAAAACTTATTCTATATTATTAGGATTGATTGAGTTTGCTTATAAGAATAAAGGAAAAGGATTATATATCACAATAGCAAGAAAAACATTTCCAAGTCTTAGGGGAACGAGTATGCGAGATTTTTTTGAAATCCTACAAAAGGAAAATTTGTATGATGAAAGAAATCATAATAAATCTTCAGGACTATATCACCTTTACGGAAACATATTTGAATTTATTAGTGTGGATCAACCCGCAAGAGTACGAGGCCGAAAGCGTGACGTATTATTTTTAAATGAAGCAAATGAATTTAGTTTTGATGACTACACACAATTAGCATTAAGGACTACATATAAAATAATAATTGATTTTAATCCTAGTGATGAATACCATTGGTTATATACACAAATTATAGATGCTAAAAGGGATGATGTTGATTTTCATATTTCAACATATAAAGACAATCCATTCTTAGAAAAGGAAGTGATTAAAGAAATAGAACGATTAAAAGAAGTGGATGAAAATTTATGGCGGGTTTTTGGAAAAGGTCAACGGGGGGTTGCTACCGAGACCATTTTCCCTTCATTTCAAATAATAGATAAACCTATTGAGAATGCTAAACTAATTGCTTATGGATTAGACTTTGGATTTAGTGCAGACCCCACTACATTGATTGCTGTTTATAAATATGACCTTGATTTATATATTGATGAATTAATTTACGAAAGAGGATTAACCAATCAGGATATAGCTAGAAGAATTAAGGAATTAGGAATTGAGAGAAATGTGGAATGCTTTGCAGACAGTAGTGAGCCAAAGAGCATTGAGGAAATATATAGGATGCAGGCGATTAATATTAAACCCGCTAAAAAGGGTGCTGATTCTATTAGGATAGGAATTGATGTTATGAAAAGACATAAATTGAATATCACAAAAAGGAGCATAAATACAATTAAAGAATTTAGAAACTATAAATGGATAAAGGACAAGAATAATGAGATTACCAATAAACCCATCGATGCATTTAATCATAGTATTGATGCAGTTAGATATGTGTGTTTAAATAAGCTAATGGTTTCGTATTCTGGTAAATATTATATTTCGTAAAAAAAATATAAAGAATGCTTGTGCACGTATTAAAATTGTTTTATATTTATACTATAAATGTTCAGGTGCGGATATACGACAGGAGCGGAATTTAGAATATAACACCTATAACAATCAAGATTATGACAAAGCACAGGTCATTGATGAATAGGAACATATTAAAGGGATTATCGATTTAGTACTTTTTAGGAACTTCGCTTAATCCTTTTTTTTTGCATATATTTAAATAACAGACAAATTATTAACTTTTATACTTATTAATGATGAAGGACATTAAACTTTTAATTCCTGACCAATGGTCAGATATAACTAT